TTGTTTGCCGTTGTTGTCGCTGCGGTGTTCGCTGTGGTCGTGTACGCTATCCATGAGGCTCTGGACAGGGCTGCTGATGGGTTGACTTTGGGAAGGTGATGTTGTGGCTGAGTCGTTTGATGAGTGGTTGGCTGAGGGGATAAAGAAAAGTTGGTGTAGTCCTCCTGTGTGTGCGACGCATGACGGGTTGCCGTCTACGGCTGAGGAGGACGAGTTGTGGTTGGAGGAGGATCCTTGCCAGTTTGTGATCCGCCCGTACGCTTCGGTGGCGGAGCGGGGCCTGGTTGAGGCGAATCATCCTCCGTCGGTGTGGCGCAACGAGTGGCAGCCTCGTTTGAGATTGGTTGAGTAGTTGTCGCGGTTGCAGGAGTTGCGGCAGGAGGCCGAATGGCGTCGTTGCCGTGATGATGAGAAATATTTTTTGGAGAAGTATTGGTGTATTGCGCACCCTGCGCGTGGCCGTGTGTTGTTCAAGTTGCGTGATGCTCAGGATGAGGCGTTGCGTCAGTGGGCGGCGAATCGTTACAGTTTGACGTTGAAGGCTCGTCAGATTGGTTGGACGACGTTGGTGGCTGCGCACCAGTTTTGGTTGGCGTTTTTTCGTGATGATCAAAACATTATTGATCTCAGCCGCACTGAGCGTGAGGCTGTGTTGTTGTTGAGGAAAACGAAGTACGGGTTCAAGCATTTGCCGAAGTGGATGGTGGCGAGGGGGCCTGATTCGTTGGTGGAGCATCAGCAACGCATGTCGTTTGAGAATGGTTCGATGATTACGTCGATGCCGTCTGCGTCTGATCCTGCCCGTGGCGAGTCTGCGACGCTGATTGTTGTGGACGAGTGGGCGTTTCTACCGAATCCCGAGGAGGCGTGGGCTTCGATTGAGCCTGTTGCCGATGTGGGTGGCCGCATCATTGGTCTCAGCACGGCGAATGGCAGCGGAAACTTTTTTCACCAGTTGTGGACTGGTGCGGAAACTGGTGCCAATAGGTTTGAACCTATGTTTTTTCCGTGGTCTGCTACGGAGGATCGTGGCGATGCCTGGTATGAGGAAAAGTGTCAGTCGATGTTGCCTTGGCAGTTGGCTCAGGAGTATCCGACGACTGCGGAGGAGGCGTTTGTTCGTTCTGGGAACCCTGTGTTTGATTTGGATGTGTTGGATGTGTTGTTGCGGGGTTGTGTCAGTGGCGATGAGGGGTGGCTGCATGCTTTGCAGCCACGGGTGTTGGAGTTTCGGCAGTGAGTTTCGTTGTGTGGGAGAGGCCGCAACCCCAGGAAGCGTACGTGTTGGGGGTTGATACTGCTGAGGGGTTGGGGCATGGCGATTATTCGTGCATCCAGGTGTTGTCTGTGTCGTCTGGGGTGCAGGCGGCGGTGTGGCATGGGCATATTCCGCCTGACGAGTTGGCTCAGGAGGTGTTCAATGTCGGGTTGTGGTATCGGGATGCGTTGTGTTGTGTCGAGTCGAACAATCATGGTTTGACGACGTTGACTGTGTTGCGTCAACTGGGGTATCCTCGCCTTTTTCGTAAACGGTCGTTGAACAAGGTGTCGGATAGGGTCACGCAGGAGTATGGGTGGAAGACGACTCGTACGTCTAAGCCGTTGATGATTGACGATTTGGCTACTGCGTTGAAGAACGACGAGTTGGTGTTGCGCGATAAGCACACGGTTGCCGAGTTGCGTACGTTTGTGCGCAATGAGCGGGGGTCGATGTCTGGGTCGCCGTTTGATGATCGTGTCATGGCTTTGGCTTTGGCGAATCAGATGCGCAAGTATGCGCATGCACCCGAGTTTGCTGTCGAGGTGGACGACTATTGGACTGTCGACTGGTTTCGCCGCCAGGCGGACTCTCACGGCGAAAATCCGTTTCAAATCGGGGCTAATGCTGTCCGTGGGACGGCAAGTGGGACACCTCGTCCTTCCTGATGAGGACTTATCGGTTCTTTCCCATTATCAACCACGGAGATATTTTCTGATGGCAACCAAGTTTGTGTCGCATACCAGTGGCACTCAGACCGTTGACGGTTCCAAGGGTCGCAACAACAAGTTGGATCGTGGCGGCAGTGTCGCTGCGAACCGTGTGACCGAAACGGGGTCGCAGAAGCCGACCGTGCGCATCGGTGGCGATACCACGGGTTCTGACGGCGGTGGCGACAAGGGTGCCGCTGTGAAGGTTCGATCCACCCCCGAGAACCAGCATGGTCTCAGCGGCAAGGTCGAGCCTGCTCACAAGCAGCCGTAGCGGTGGCGGTTTTGCCGCCCGATGCGTCGTTCAATGAGTTCGCAAGATACGTTGAGGCCCATCAGGGGCCGAAGACGCGTCTGGAACTCAACGAACTTTGGGCGTGGCGCAAGAAACTGGCTGGAGTCAAGTTTGACATGGGCCGCGGGCATCGCAGCACTTTGCCTGCCGACGAGCAAGACCTCACGATGAACGAACGCGAAGCAAAAGTGGTTGCTGAAGCGAAGGCTCAGGGCCGCAACATTGAACCTGTCGGGTCAAGGTGGGTTTAGGTGGCTCGTAAGACGCGTTCGGAACGGTTCGATGCGTATAAGCGTCGCCTGGAGTTGGCCCGCAAGTGGCGTGACGACGAGGGCTACGACGAGACCTGGCGCAGGCTCGGTGATTTGTACCGTGGGAAGCATTGGCCGTCCACAACAGTTACGCAGTCGGATCTGATCGCTGTCAATCTGGCGTTTTCGACGATCAATGTGATTTCGCCGTCTGTTGCGGTGAACCATCCAAAGATTGTGGTGTCGGCTACGACCCCACAGGGTGCGGAGCGTGCGGCCACCAATGAGGCCGTCATCAACTATTTGTGGCGGCATCACGACTATCAGAAGCCGTTTCGGCGTGCCGTCAAAGATTTTTTGATCTTTGGCCACGGCTGGTTGAAGGTCGGTTGGCGGTTCGTTGAGCAGGAACGCTCCCTGGGGGACCTCGACCTGGAAGCCCTGTACGCTGAACAGGTCGCTGTCGCTGACGCTGCCGCCGTGCAGATGCCCGAGTTCGCTGGGGAACTACCCACAGATGAAGAGATTTCAGCGAATCTGCCTACAACAACCATGACGATTGTGGAGGATCAGGCGTTTGTCGAACGGGTTTCCCCGTTCGACGTATTCGTTGACCCTGAAGCAACCTGCATGGATGATGTCACCTGGATTGCGCAACGCATTGTGCGGTCCCTGGAGGATGTCCAGTCGGACAAGCGGTACAAGCCGTCGGTGCGGAAACGCCTAAGTGCCGATGCGGGTGTGAAGGGAGCCCGCGAAGACGGTTTGGGCGGAACAGAGCAGTACGTTGACGACGACCGTGTAACCCTGTACGAGTACTACGACATCGAGTCAAATACCGTCAGTGTGTGCGCCGAGAACGGCGACGAGTTCCTTCTTGATCCGACCCCCATGCCGTACGCGTACGGTCAGCCGTTCGTGATGCTAAGGAACTACGACATTCCTGACAGGTTTTACCCGTTGGGTGATTTGGAGTCGATTGAATCGCTGCAACTGGAGTTGGATAAGACCCGTTCGCAGTTGATGAATGACCGTAAACGCTACGCCCGCAAGTACCTGTACCACGAACGCAGTTTCGGTCCCGAGGGCCGCGAGGCCCTGGAATCTGACGACGATGGCCGTTTGGTGCCCGTGGTCGATGAGAACAAGCCGCTGTCTGAGGTTGTCATGCCGATGCCTCAGACGGCGCTAAGCCCCGAGATTTACGCTTACAGCAACATTATTGAACAAGACATCAACACGGTCAGCGGTGTAAACGAGTACGCCCGTGGGCAGATGCCTGAGATTCGCCGTACGGCCACTGAGGCTTCGATTATTGCCGATGCCGCCAATGCGCGGGCTGCCGACAAGTTGGCGATTGTGGAGTTGGCTATTGGGCAGATCGCCAGGCGTGTCTTGCAGTTGATGCAGCAGTACATGACTGGTGAGCAGGTTGCCCGTATCGCTGGTCCCGACGGTAACGACGAGTTTGTGGCTTATGCCCGTGAAGACATTGTGGGCGAGTTTGATTTTACTGTTGAGGGTGGTTCCACTCAGCCGATCAATGACACGATTCGCAAGCAGCAGGCCATCAGTTTGTTGAATGCTGTTGCGCCTCTGGTGGGAACGGTGATTGATCCTGCACAGTTGGCTTTGCATGTGTTGCGCGACGGGTTCGACATCAAAAATCCCGAAAAGTTTATGATGCAGCAGCAGCCGATGGCCCCCGAGGGGCCTGAGGGTGCTCCTCCTGGCGGCGGAATGCCGCCCAACGGGGCGATGCCGCCGCTGCCTGCCCAGGGCGGAGCATTTGCTCCTACGGGTGGTGTTCCTCCTGAGTTGTTGACTCAGTTGGAGGGACAAATGGGGATGGAACTTCCCGCTTTGTAACAAAGTGGGACACTGCAACTTTCTATCAGGAACAACCAAATAGGATTCCTAGGAGGCTAAGTGCCAGAATCAGAACCAACGGACCCCACCGACGAGGTGGACATTCCAGAGGCTTCAACAGAAGAACCCACAGAAACCGTCGAATCGGAAACATACACCATCAAGGTGGATGGTGAAGATCAGTCGGTCACGCTGGAGGAACTTCAAAGCGGATACCAACGTCAGGCGGATTACACCCGTAAGACGCAGGAGTTGGCATCTGAACGTCAACGGTTGCAGCAAGCCGAAGCCATCGCCAACGCGTTGGAGTCGGATCCTGCTGGGACAATCACAGCGTTGTCTACTGCGTTTGGTGTGTCGGACACCCAGCCGTCGCCCGAGTCGGATGATTCGTGGGACGAGATGGACCCGACGGAGCAGAGGATAGCGAAGATCGAATCCCAGTTGGAGGCCCAGGCTGCGGCCGCTAGGCAGCAGGCCATTGACAAGGAAGTTGTCGGATTGAAGTCCAAGTACGGCGAGTTTGACGAGCGTGCGCTGTTTCAGCATGCGTTGTCTAACGGGATTCCGAACTTGGACGCCGCGTACGCTCACATGAAGTTCCGCGAGGTGTCCGCTTCTGCGGCGCAGGCGCAGGCTGACCGTGAGGTAACCGAGGCGAAACGGGACGCTGTGTCAGTCGAGGGCGGAAAGACCGTTCAGGCTGGTGCCGTTGTGTCGAACAACGCTGGGAAGCAGGCAGGTTCAATCCGTGAGGCTTTCGCTTTGGCTAAGAAGCAGTTGAGTTCAACCTGATCTCACATACCTCTAACAGAAGGAAACCATCATGGCTGGCAACAGCAACTTTGATGAGATTCTCTCTACCACGCTGAATAACTATGTCCCCAAGTTGGTGGACAACATTTTCTCAGCGCGTCCCCTGTTTTATGCCCTGACTAACGGGCAGACGATCAGGCGGATCAGTGGTGGAGCGAAGATCGTCGTTCCAATCATCTACGGCACGAACAGCACCGCTGGTTCGTACGCCACCACGGACACTATTTCCACGACTGCTCAGACAGGCATTTCGGCCGCTGAGTACGACTGGAAGCAGTACGCCGTGACCGTGACCATCAATGGTCTTGAGGAAGCCAAGAACAACGGCGAGGCTCAGATCATCGACCTGCTGGAAGGCAAGATCTTCCAGGCTCAGGAAACAGTCATTGAAAACATGAACACCATGTTCTTCGCTGACGGCACGGGCAACTCCAACAAGGACTGGGAAGGCATCGCAGCAATCGTGGATTCCACGGGCACTGTCGGTGGCATCGACCAGTCTGGCTCTGGCAACGGCTTCTGGGCTTCAACCGAAACCGCTTCGGGTGGTGCGATCACCACCGCGAAGATGGCGACACTGTACAACAGTGTTTCGGTTGGCAACGATCAGCCGTCGATCATCATCACCACACAGGATGTCTACGAGGACTATGAGGCCCTTCTGACAGACCAGATTCGTTACACCGACACTGATGTCGCTGACGCTGGTTTCCAGAACCTCATGTTCAAGGGCGCACCTGTCACGTTCGACGGTGCATGCACCTCGCAGGTGATGTACATGCTGAACACCAAGTACCTCCAGTTGGTAGGTCACTCGGATACGTGGTTCAAGCCGACACCGTTCGTGCGGCCCACCAATCAGGACGCTGTGTACTCACAGATCCTGTCATACGGCAACCTGACCTGTTCCAACAGGGCGCGTCAGGGCAAGTTGACAGGCGTCACCTGATCCACATAATCGGCGGGGGCGGCGTGTTCTCCCTTCCCCCATCGGCCAACCGCCGTCCCCGCCCCTCATGTTTCCCAGGAGACCGACATGGCACGCGATTTCGCTATCAGTTACGGAACAAGGACTCGTCCTGCTGGTCAACCAGCGGGCAACATGCGCGAGGTTCGTTCTGAACGTCACGCAATAAGCCGTGAACGCAACCTGGCTCGCATAAACCCTACTCCCACTCACGATCCGAAACCTTCGGGGCCTGTGTGTAGGGAAACTACGGTGGCGGGTGAGCCTTGTAAGGCTCGACCTGCCGAAGGAACCGATATTTGCATGTTTCATGCACGGTTGGGTGAATAGTGGATATTTCCACGATGCGCTCGTACATCAGGAGCGTTGTTGACATTGATTCGTCTGACATCACAGACGACACCCTCAACCGTTTCCTGGGTGAGGGCTACGACGTAATCGTCTACAGCGAGAAACGGTGGCCGTTTTATGAAACGTCCACAACGTTCTCTACGGTTGCGTCCACGAAGGATTACAGCCTGGCGACTGTGGGAGCGTCGGTCACGAATGGTTTGCGGGAGATTGCTGCTTTGCGAACCGATGACCATGTGTTGACGTTTATTGGCCGCGACGACTCTGACAGCGTGTACCCGTTGGATGTGTCCACGACGGGGGAACCGTGGTACTGGTCGTATTGGGCCGACACTGTACGCCTCCATCCGATACCTGATGCGGTATACACGGTGAATGTTCGGGGCTACAAGAACCCTGCGGCGTTCGGCGCGGGGTCGGTGGATGCGACCGAGCCTTCGGATCTACCTGATCCGTTTCACATGGTTGTCGCCACCTATGGGGTTGCTCGGGCCTATGAGCAGCAAGAGGACCCGCAGATGGCGGGCCAGTATTTCGCTATTTTCAACCAGGAACTAAACAACTTGAAGGCCCGTCACGACGATGCGCCTGCACCACAGCCCATTATTCTGAATGGTCGCACTTCTAGGCGTGGCGGGCGTGTCGTTCTTGCGGACCGCATGCGATATTCATGGGAGTAGGCATAGCGCCTCCTGGCGGACCGACCAAGAGGGACTTCAAGATTGAAGTTCTGGAATCGTTTTCGGGTGGGTTGAACTTCAGGTCTGACCAGTTCAACTTGGCGGAAAACGAGTCGCCTGATTTGCTGAACGTGGTTGTGGATCCGCGGGGCGGTATTCGGATGCGTGACGGCGTGGACCGTCGCAACACCACTGCGCTGTCTGCCGACGTTCAGGGCCTGTGGGGGTTTCACACCGATTCGGGCACGAACCAGGTGATGGTCAACTACGGCACGAAGGTGGCGTACAGCGGCTCGACGAACTTTACGGACCTGACGGGCATCACTGCGAGAACGGCTGGGTCGCGGGTGTACGGCATCACCATGAACAACGTCGCTTACGGCGTTTCATACGATCAGGTGTCGTTCAAATGGGATGGCACCACGGCTTCCGATTTGGGCACCACGTTGGACGGCACAACGGGCAACATGCCTCAAGCCAAGTATGTGGCGTTTTGGAACAACTTTGCTTTCGTTGCGCACACGTACGAGTCGGGTACGGCTTACAGGTCGAGGGTGCGTTGGTCTAATGCGAATCTTCCTGAGAAGTGGGCGGCATCGGACTACGTGGATATTGATATTGGGGAGCATGGCGGGTCGATCACTGCGCTGGTCCCCCACGGGGACCGCCTCCTGGTGTTCAAGGAAAACAGTGTCCATGCGATCTACGGGTTTGACTCGGATTCGTTTCAGGTTGTGACATTGACAAACGATGTCGGTTCGATTGCCGAATCGTCGCCCGTGTCTACGCCTCATGGGGTATATTTCTGGTTCGGCACCGAAGGCATCTACTTGTTCGACGGGGAACGGTTTATTTGGTTGTTCGCCAAGTTGGTGCCCGCTATTGACGATGCACGCATCACGTTTACGAACAAGCCACAAATGGCTTGGGGTAAAAACAAACTCTATGTGTCGGTTGACTGGACTGAGGATGCTGCAACTGCTCGACGCACACTGATTTATGATCCGACGTTGGGTGACTTCGGGGCGTGGGTGTCAACAGATGTTGACGCTGGCCCCATGTTTACGTATCGCCCCCCTGGGGGCACACCAACGGTGTTGGCGGGTTGTGTCGCCAACACTGGTGTCGTTGTTGATGTTGAGGACGAGCAGAACCGCACCACTGACAGGTATGTGGGGTCCACGGAGGTTCACATTTCGTCTTATTTTGTGACGAGGTGGGTTGCGGGTCGCAACCCGATTGTGAAGAAGCGGTGGGGGAAGCCTCGCATGGTGACGTTGGCGGATGCTTCTTTGACGTTGCCTGTGGCGGTTTACAAGAACTACGACAAGGCGGAGCAGGCCAAGTCGTTTGATGTGGACATCACGGGGCGTACGTCTAGTTCGTTGTGGGGAACGATGAGGTGGGATGACGCTGATCCGAACTCGGCGTATTACGCCCAGTGGGACGCTGTGGCCAAGGATTTGGTGGCCGATGTGAAGAATCTTCCAACACTTGGGACAGCAAGGGCAATAAGTATGAAGGTTTCTGGCCCGACGGGCACGAACAACACCTGGGAGGTGAACGCTTTGGCGTTCACTTACGTGCCAAGGAGGCTCCGCTAGATGGCGACCTTGGCGGTTACGAACGACTTTTCTGCGGGGACGACTGCTGTCGCAGCCGATGTCAACCAAAACTTTACTGACGTTGAGGCGTTCGTAAATACGTCCCCTGGTGTCGTTCAGAACGACATTGTGGACGCTAAGGGTGATCTGATTGCGGCTACGGCCGCTGACACGGTGGCCCGTGTCGCCGTCGGTACCGATAACCGTGTGTTGAAGGCTGATTCGACGGCTGCTGCGGGGGTGTCGTATGGCGGTGCGGTCACGCTCGATGGCGTGACCACCGCATCGGATTCGATCTACTTGGATGGTGCCACCAACCAGGAGATTGTGTGGGAAGGCACCACAGCCGACGCATACGAAACATTTCTAAGGGCAACCGATCCGACAACCGAAGACAGGGTTATCACGTTGCCTGATGCGACAGGCACTGTCGCACTTCAAGACATTGCATTCAATAACCAGACGGCCTCTTACACACTGGTGCTGGCGGATGCAGGGAAACTGGTGGAGGTCAACAATGCGTCTGCGAATACGTTGACGGTGCCTCCCAACTCCAGTGTGGCTTTCGCTGTGGGGACACAGATTCTGGTCGTGCAGCAGGGTGCTGGTGCGACAACTATTACGGCGGGTGCAGGAGTGACATTGCGTTCCAAAGATAGCAATCTTGCGATTGATGGACAGTACGCATCGGTGGCTCTCGTCAAGAGGGCTACGGACGAGTGGTATGTGACGGGGGCGTTGGCGTGACGTTTGCAACGATGTTGGAAGCGGGTGTGTTGTGAGTATTGGTCCTGCGTTGTTGGGGGCGGTTCAGTCGGGTGGCGGCGGTGGGTTTGAGGCTACTGGCGGCACAACTAACACATATACATCAGGTGGCACCAACTATAAGTCTCATACGTTCTTATCATCAGGCACATTTACCGTCGTGTCGGGCGAAACCGATATAGATGTTCTGTATATTGCAGGTGGTGGAA